CCCCTGTTTATATGCTATAATAATAACAGTAGTAGAAGGCAATGAGATAGCCGCCATTCCACGACGGTGATTGCCAGCACTACATCTATCGGCGTTTTACCATTCCCCTTCTGAATAATCCCATAGCATGCACAATCAGGCACTAGCTGAAAGGTTAGTGCCTTTTGTGTTGGGAAAATACAGGGGAACTTGTAAGAATTGCTTATAGGTTGGAAAATGATAGTTTTATACATGATTTTGCATACTGGCTTGTATTCCTAGAGCAAAATGAGTATTAACTATGTATAAATATACAGTTTAGCTATGTTGGGAGGTGTGAGAACATGGCAACACATCCAAAAGTAACGGATTGGACAAACAACGAAATTAACAAGACTAAATTGCGCGGGTGGGTTCGTGATGGTCTCACTAATGACCAGTTAGCGCAAAATATGGGAGTAACAAGGTCTACTCTCTATAAATGGAAGTCGCTCAATACAGACTTTGTGGACATACTAAAAGAAGATAGAGAGTATTGTGATGTAATAGTTGAAAATGCTTTATATGAGCAGGCCAAAGAAGGAAATATAGCTGCTATAAAGTTCTATCTGACAAATAGACGGCGCAATGTTTGGAAGGACAAGCAAGACTTAGAAGTCACTGGCGAGGTTGGTATAGCTGACGTGATAAAGAAATCGCGGGAGCGTATGGAGCGGATGGAAAATGAACCGTAAAGAGCTTATTGCAATAGCTGAATATATAGGCAGCTTCTCTCGTGATCCGTTGGGGTTCGTTCGCGCGTGCTTTCCGTGGGGAGAGGGCGCGCTTGCAAACAGAAGAATAGAACAATGGCAGATTGACCTGCTGACTGATATTAGAGACGGGCTGAAAACTCCTGATGAGGTTATTAGAACGGCTATAGCGTCAGGTCATGGGGTCGGAAAAAGTTGTCTCGTGTCATGGCTCATTCTATGGGCAATATCTACACGAGAGAACACGCGCGGAGTTATCACGGCCAATACAGACGGGCAGCTAAAAAGCAAGACTATGCCGGAACTGCAAAAGTGGTATAACCGTTTTATCGGGAAAGAGTTGTTTGTTTGCACCGCTACGGCTATATTCTCAGCAGAAAAGGAATACGAAAAAACATGGCGTATTGATGCTATCCCGTGGAGCGAGAATAATCCGGAGGCGTTCGCTGGGCTGCATAACCAAGGCAGCAGAATATTATTCATCTTTGACGAGGCTTCAGCTATCCCGCCAATAATATGGGAAGTAGCACAAGGCGCAATGACTGACGCGAACACGGAAAAGATATGGGCAGTGTTTGGCAACCCCACGAGAAATACAGGCCGCTTCTTTGATTGTTTCCACAAGGAGCGCAAATACTGGTATACGCGGCAGATTGATAGCCGTACAGTATCATTCACCGACAAAGAGGAGCTAAACAAGGAAATAGTGCTGAATGGCCTTGACTCTGACGTTGTCAAGGTGCGTATACTTGGCCAGTTTCCATCTGCCAGTGAATTGCAGTTTATCCCGCGGTATATGGTGGATATGGCACGGGGCAAGCATTTGCAAAGTCAGCAGTACAGCTTTGCACCTGTTATCATCGGAGTTGACCCTGCATGGACAGGGGGAGACGAAATAGCTATAGTTAAGCGACAGGGCTTAGCGTGTTGGATTCTTGCCACGTACAAAAAGAATGATAACGACTATGAGCTTGCAAGCCGGATAGCAACGTTTGAGGACGAGCACAAGGCGGACGCTGTATTTATTGATATGGGATATGGGACAGGCGTTTACTCAGCAGGCAAGGTGATGGGCAGGAGCTGGCAGCTTGTCAACTTCGGCAACAAGTCACCTGACGCGGGCTTTTATAATCTTCGTGCTTATGGCTGGGGCAAAATGAAACAATGGCTGCAAGAGGGCGGGGCTATCCCGGACAACCAACAGTTATGTGATGATTTAATCGCGCCGGAAACTAAACCGCGTGATGATGGCAAGATACAGCTAGAGAGCAAGGACAACATGAAAAAAAGAGGCTTACCGTCTCCAAACCTTGCAGACGCTCTAGCAATAACATTTATGCGGCCTGTCATTAAGCAGGACGCACGACAACCGCAATGGGCGAATAACACGCCATACAATATTTTTGGATATGCAGAGGGGGAATAGATATGTGTTCAGTAACAGCGGGTATTATCGGCGGGCTTGTCAGTGGTCTGTATCAACATCAACAAGCAAGCAGGGCGGCTGATGATGCGCGGGCGGCGCAGGAAAGGCAAGCACAGTTAGCACGTGAGCAGGCGGCTGCACCGGTTCAGCACAGTCAGACAAATCAAGACGTAACGGCGGCAGTACAGCAGAACAGGGCGCGAGCGGCTGAGGCGTTCAATATGGATAAAACTGTAACCGGGGTGGGGAATGATTACAGCTTGACACCGGGCAAGAAAAATAAACTAGGGATGTGATAACATGCCGGAGTTTGAACAGCGTAAAAAGATTGACGCGCGGATGAAACAACTTGTACAGGACGCTGACTACTGGCTGCCACTATGGAAGGACCTGGCACGCTGGGGAAATCCATTGCGCGGGCATTTCGTCGGCAGCGACCCAAAGGACGCGCGGAAAATCGACCACAAACGAATATTAAATAATCAATTCTTGCGGGCACTCAGAACAAGCGCGGCGGGGCTTCACAGTGGGTTGACTTCTCCTAGTCGTCCATGGTTTAGGCTGACTGTCAATGACCCGGAACTTTCCCGGTTCTCTCCTGTTCGTCTATGGCTTGATGATGTGGAGCAGCGCATATATGCTGTCTTCAATCGCTCAAACATTTACAAAGTCTTGCCCATGATGTACAACGAATTGCTTCTGTTTGGCACGGCGGCGGCTCCCATAGATGAGAACTTTGACAGTGTTATCAATGCTAAGGCTCTCACGTGCGGGCAGTATTACTTGGACGTTGACGAGGACGGCGTAGTAAATACGTTCGGGCGGCGGCTGGATATGACCACAGCGCAGCTTGTTTCTGCATTTGGCTTGGAGAATTGCCCGGACGATGTAAAGCGTGCTTGGAATGAGGACAAGCTGTCAAGGTCGTTTGTTGTCAATCACTTGATTGAACCGAACGATGACAGGATAGAAGGGCAGCGGGATTTCAGAAATAAGCCTTTCCGGTCCGTGTACTGGATTGAAGGCAGGAAGAAAAACGAAGTCTTGCGGCTTGGCGGTTATGATGAGTTCCCGATAATCGCGCCGCGTTGGGAGATAACAAAGACTTCTGATGTGTATGGTTATTCCCCGTCTATGCTGGCAATGGGTGACCAGAAAACGCTGCAAGAGATGGAGCGGCGCGGGCTGATGGGCTTGGCAAAGATGGTTGATCCGCCCGTTAGTATTCCGGCAAGCGCACAGTCAGTTAACACAATGCCGGGCGGTATCAATCCATTTGACCCGATGATACAGGGAGCGGACGCAGGAGCGCGGGCGACTTATCAAGTGGCCTTACCTCTTGACCAACTTTCACAGTACATACAGCGGACGGAAAACCGCATTAACGAGGCTTTGTTTGTGGACTTGTTCCGTATGATACTGGATAGCAACAACGTACAGCCGATTACAGCGCGGGAGGTTGTGGAGCGTCATGAGGAAAAAATGATGAACCTTGGGCCAGTGCTTGAGTCCATGAATCAGGAACTTCATGCACCACTGATTAACAGGACATTCAATATCATGATGAGGGGCGGCCTTATCCCCGACCCGCCGCCGGATATTGCACAGCAGGCGCTAAAGGTTGATTTCATTTCAATCTTGGCACAGGCGCAGCAAATGGTTGCTTCTACGACTATTCAGCAGAGTTTGGGCTTTGTCGGTAATGTTGCGGCTGTATTCCCCGAAGTGGTTGACGTTGTGGACATTGACAAGACGGCTCGCGAATACATGCAGGCAAATGGTATGCCGGAGTCTTGCATTAGGTCTGAGGAAGATGTGGCGGCTATTCGTCAGCAGAGACAGGAGCAGGCACAGCAGCAGCAAATGGCGCAGGATATGGGGGCTATGGTACAGGGTGCAAAGGTATTGTCTGACGCTAAGTTAGACGGCAACAATGCACTTACAGCTCTCACAGGCTTAGGAGGTAGTGACGTTGGAGCGGGAATTTAGTCCAGAGGAAAAGGAAATAGCTTTTGACGCTCAGCAGGAGGCAGAAGAACACGAGGCACTCATTGAGGACTTGCGCAAGATTCTGCATGAGGACTGGGGGCGGCGGTATCTATGGCGGCTCTTATCCTTCTGCCGCGTGATGGACAGGAGCATGGACAGAGATAGTCATGTAATGGCGTTCCGTGAAGGTCAGCGGGATATTGGCATGAGGCTAATGAAGGATATTGACGAGGCTGAAATAAACGCCTACAACACAATGCGCATGGAGCATTACAACGCAGAAAAGGAGCGGGCGGCTGCTCGTGACAAAATGAGGAAGAAGTTTTATGAGGAGGCAGAGCAATGAGAGTAGAACAAAAACTGCTTTCCATTGAAGAATTGGAGGCATTGCTCTTTGAATGGCAAGGCCGGTTATGCTTAACTGAATGGGATATTGCTGTAAAGATTGTTCGGCGTAGTGAGTTTGGCGAAGAAGATAATCAAGCTGATATTACTTACAATAAGTTAAGTGCCCAAGCCATTATACGAATACTTGACCCGATTGATTGGGACAATGACTTATTTAATCAAGATATGGAGAAAGCTTTAGTACATGAGCTTCTTCACTTGATGTGGCATGATTTTGAACCTGCTGATGAAAAATCGCTGGAACGTGTATTGTGGCATAGAAGGCTTGAAACAACTGCTCGGATTATGGTGATGCTAAAACGTAGTGGATTAGATAGGTGTATGGAGGTAGAACCATGAGAGATTTTCTGATTGATTTACAGTTATTCGCTGATGGCGGCGAAGGTGGTATTTTGTCGGGTGATGATGGCGGCACAGAGGATAAGGGCAGCGAAGGTGGCCTGTTATCCAGCGGTGATAACGCTGACGGCGGCTCTGATGGCGGCGAAGGTGACAAGGGTACTGATGATAAGGGAGAGGAAAACAAGGACGCTGACGGCGACTCTGACGGGGATAAGGGCGAAGAAAACAAGCCCGATAAGCCCGAAGGCGCGCCGGAGAAATACGAGGCGTTCAAAGTTCCCGAAGGTGTCACCATTGACGAAACTGCTGCTACAGAGTTCGGCGCTCTTGCAAAAGAGCTGAACTTGACGCAGGAAAACGCGCAGAAACTCGTTGACTATCAGATTAAGTTCCAGCAGGCACAAAACGCCAAACTTGACGCGCTTACCCGTAAACAGTCTGATGATTGGCGGGCGGAAACGCTCAAAGCTTACAAACCGGAGGAGCTTGCAGACGCAAGACGCGGTTTTAAGAGTGCACCCAAAGACGTGCAGGAAATGCTTGCCGCTTGTGGGTTTGAT